CTAAGCATTCGTTTAAAAATTAAAAATGACAATCGAAATTGTAATGTTCAAGAATTATCATTTGTTGAAAACTCAGAGAAAGTCGGATCATTAGGTGAAGTACTGCGATATCTTGCAAGGGGTGATTCCTTACAATGACAGATTACTATTCAAAAGCCACTTAGTTTTTTTCCACCTGAAATAATATTTGCAGTCATCTATACAGACATCTTAGGAAATAATAAAAAGAAATTTTATGTTATCCAGTTTTTACCCAATGATGTAACTATCTATACAGCACCAATTCATCGAATAACAGAACATCTTAAAGATGAGTAATCAATAACATCCAGCCTCACTAAACCAACCATCATAATCATCTGGGTTCATTTCAATATCTTCTCTAGAAGGTATTGGAATGAACTCAATCGGTGCTGAAGGATGGTTGCTGGCATAATCAGCCAGCAAATGGGCTATAGCACTGTCACCGTGACGATCTTTATTATTTGAATTAGATTTACCCTGTGCTGGAATACGTGCTACACCATTAACCATCACAAATGCCCGGTGATCTTCAATTACATCCTGATCCGCTGGCATGTTCTCAATATCACCATCTTCCAGTGAAGCTTTAAAGTGTGGCGTATTTTCACGGTACCATGCTTCAGTCAACATAATAGCTTCAATTCGCTCACCATATATGACCTGCATGGCTTCAGCTAAATAACCACCATTACCACCAGCATCGTGCGCACCTTTACTGAAGTTAGGCAGTATCGCAACAATCAGCTTTAGAAACTCTTCTTGTTGTTTATATGGAACTTTGAACATCTCAAACAAGAAAGGAATACGCTTTTTTGTATTTGGTTGTTCTACCAATGGCCAGAAAGAACAAGCATTGACTTTACGAGCAAAGTCTAAGCCATAGTAACTGGTCGTTTTTTTTGGTAAAGCCTCAATCAGTGGCTTTAAATGTTCATTAAAGAATTCCAGCACTTCAGCATTTCGAGCCTCTTCACTCACATTGCTAAAGTCATCCCAACCTTTAGGTGCATGAAAACGGATGACTGGTACAGTACTATCTTTCTTACTCTCTAATAATGAATGTGGTAGCCAGCGACCACCACCTTTGGACGGAATAACATCTAGCTCTTCATTAGCAGCATCACCATAAAACCCATAAACATCATCAACCCATTCCTTTTCCTCATCAGGATCATAAGCAATGCCTTTACGTAAACAAACGGTATGACTATATAGTCCTTGAGCTACAGCATCAGAGAAGGTTATACGATGGACTGACCCTTTACGCTTACCAGAACGTATTTCATTAATCAGTTCATTAAATGGATTATCTTCACCTTCATGAGTACTAATTACTCTGACACACCCCCCAAGAATTAAGAACGCCAAAGCAGCCTTAAGCAAACCCGGCAAATCATCATGGAATGCTGCCTCATCAATAATTAGACGACCCTGACGCCCACGTAAGTTGGATGGTCGACTAGTTAAAGCTTCAATTCGAAATCCAGAATTTGGAAAACGGATAATATAAGTCTGAATCTGTTTATCACCATCCTCCCAAATACCTTCCTCAAGTTCACTTGCAGCTAAGTCATAAACCCTTGCCCACATTGCACAGGCTTGAATAAACTCAACCGTCATATCCTTGTTGTACCCAACATAATAGATATTTTGACCACCTGCATTTCTATCACTGGCACATTCAAGTGTTGCATCGGCACATTCTGCCCATGTCAAACCTATACGACGTGATTTTTCAGCCACTTTCAATGGGGTTTTATCAGATACCCATTTTTGCTGATACTTTAAAAGTACAGCTGGCACATCACTAAAAAAATCAGGCTCAAGTGATTCATGAAGAGGGTTATTTGACATTAATTCGTTATCCCTAAAATCTGTTTACGGATTTCATTAGCTGTTTCTTTGGATAAGCCACTTTTCTTGACAATCTTATCCACCTCTTTGGCAGCAGCTTGTACACGTTCTTTAACTTCTGATTCCCATTTTTTCTGGTTCACAGAAGCTTTAGAAATCTCCGCAATACCTTTACCAGCTTTTGCCATAAGCATGATTCGATCTGCCGGGTCTGCATCTGGATTTTCTGATTCTTGCAAAGCAATGAGCGCATTAAACAATTCAGTCTGAACCAGCGATAAAACAGCAGAGCTACGCATATCACTATCATCAGGCGCAGCATCGGCAATCATCATGGCTGCTTGTGTACTGGCCTGAACCGCAGCAAGTTTTTGTTCTACTTTTTGACCATAACGATGTACGCTTGACTTGCTGACGTTGTAACCGCGCTCTTGCAGAATATTTGCAATTTCTTCATAGCCACAAAAACCCTGATCCATAAACCGCTTATCAAGCCAAGTTTTGTCTTCAGCGCTTAGCAGATCAATTGATGACTCTCTTGCCATGTGTCACCTCAGTTCCAGTACTTATCTGGACGAGCAATGCCAGCTTGACAATCAATTGTGTACTCAACAATATCAATGCCTAAACGATCAAGCTTTGCATGCCAATGACCATCAGGCTGCTTTTTAATTTCAACCAGCTTACGTTCTTCCAAATAGTCCAATTGAACATGTAATTCTTGTGGAGTTGTATCAGCGTACAAAGCACGCATGACATCAAGCAATAAAGTATCCAATGCACCAAGTGGACGAGCTTTATCTAAGGCATTCAGCAAATGCCAGCGCATACCTTCACGACGGATTTTTTGAAGATCAAAACTCATGGGTTAATTCCTTGCTTAATCTGAACTTTTTCAAGCTTTTCTGCTACAGCATCAAGCTTGGCTTCAATAATGGTTTGACCGCGAATATAGTCATCACGGGCAATGTAGCGAAAAGGCATATCGGCTTTGAACTCAAGAAATTTACGCTCAAGCTCCCGGACTTCTTCTTGACCCTTGGCAGCTTGGCGTGACACTTCCTCAATCTTCTGATTTGTTGATTCAAAGTTTTGCTGAATGTTTTTATTAATCTGGCTACCCATGAGCTTGATCATTCCAGCGACTGCGCTTAGCACAGCCGATAGAACTAAAAACACTTGATATGGTTCAAGCTCAATTGTCATACATCCTCCTTAAAGGTGTCGGATGCAGGAGGCAAAGGTTTCTTCCGGTTTTGATCGATAAGTCGAAAAATTACCCCGAATGCTGACAAAACAGGTATGACATTTTCACGATTAGCCTCTGGTATAAGCGCTATAATTTCAGGTGGAACACCGTTGTATCCCACCCAAGCAATAACTATAAAAATCCAGTTAGATAGCCACAACCAGCTACTACGCCAGTTCTGTACAATCCAGCGCTTTTTGAGCTTTACTGCAACACCTTGAATATACTGTGAATCAACAGGTTTATTTTGATTTACCAACCCATTTTGACTTTTGGCTAACTTACGTCGGAAACTTCGCTTCCATTGACTCATGCCACATCCTCCACACCATATTTAAGATTTACAGCAACCCGCGCCATCCAGCCGCCACCAAATACTTTGACAGTTGAAATCTTTGAATAAAATTCAAGGCGTTTGGAATTGAATAAACTAATTAAAGTAAGTTGAGGTGTCTTACGAACTGCTGCTAAAGTTAAGTCACCAACGATGCCATCGTCCTTAACCCCAGCAGCACGCTGTAGAAGTTTTCGGGCATTGAGCAAACCATGATTTACAGCTGCATCAAACAATTGGAAAGCAATTGCAAATGGAAAGCTGTCACAGCTCATCGCATCCCAATACTGGTCCTTATAAATCTTCTCAACAGTAGACATCGGGATATCTTTCATTGAGCCTTTAAATCCATATTGGCGTGCAACACTTTTTGTAATGCCGTAATTTGTTTCACCACCGGGATCAGAGGGATGATTTACATATCCGCCCTCATGTTGAAGCACTCGTTTTAGTGCTGTTTGAAAAGTTTTGTTCACAAAAAAACCCCATCAAATGATGAGGCTAAGTTTGTCTATTTAAGTTTTTTTATATCAGGCGGAAGGACTTCCGCTCAGTTTATTGGGTATTAATCATAGCTTCGAGTTTAGCTCTCTTTTCAGGGTCATTTACAACATCTAAAATAGATTTCAAACTATGGGTGGCTGTTAGGTGGTCTTGATTTGCTTTTGTTCTAGCAATTGTATACGTGGCTAACAGTCTAGAAATACACTCTTTAGTTTTTTGTGTTTGAAGTTCACAAGCTTTATTATCCACGCCCATAGAGATAACTTCTAATATTTCATCAATATCTGATTTCTTGTTTTCCTTCTTTATTTCTTTTTCAAAATAGTAAGAAATATCTGCAATATTTTCTTCAGACATACCTGTTTGATTGCTTAAAGATTCTAATTTCCCATTTAATGCTGAAACACGAGGATCATCAACTGATACATCACCACTACGATCAGCAATTGATATTAGTTTATAACCCATCGTATTTTTAACTGAGTTCTTTGCTTGCTCTTCAGCGTAAGCTGCTGCATCTTTCTGCGTAGTAACACCTGAAACATATTGCTCTGAGTCATTTGATTTTTTGGCAGTTGGCTCTTTAGAACAACCTGTTAGTGCAACTAGGCTAACTATTAAAATTAATTTTTTCATCAATAAAAAGTCCCGCGACTTGGTGGTATCCATCTACCAATAATTTCAACATCTGTTGATTCGTTTAAATCAAGTTTCATCGGTAGATATTTTTCATTATCTGACAACAACAACAACTCATTGAACTGGCGTTGAACACGCTTAACCCAGAAATTTTCTTGATTTCTAACTACATAAATAAAGCCATCCGTTAATTCCTTGTCACTAGTATTAACTAATAAAGGCTCTTTATCATGAATAGTTGGTTCCATTGAATCGCCTTTTGCATAGACGATAGCTAAATCCTTTGCATAAAGCCCATGTCTTGATAACCAGTCTTTTCTAAATGCTAATCGACTAACAGGTTCGGCTGCACCAAAGCAAACCGCTCCGTCACCAGCAGAAACAGCAACATCATAAACATTTACTAAAGCAAATTCCCCACAAAACAAATCCTCAGATTTACTTGTATCTTCAACGTTCTTATCACCTAAAAGAACATAAGTAATATCAAAGCCATGTTGAGCACAAAGAATCAGTTTATCACTAGGAATTGATGCACCATTTTCCCATCTCTTAACAGTTGATTCGCTTACTTCAATTAAATTTCCTAACCCTTCTTGGCTCAGGTTTAACCTCTTTCGCTCGGATTTAAACCGATCAGAAACAAAATTGTGCATAAAAAGGCCTTAAATAAGTTGAAATAGGGTTATATATGAACTAATATCAGGTCAATAGGGTGCATATATGCACTATATTTACCTTGTAAGGAGATCGTAAATGACATCTAATTCAGAAGCACTCACACCTGAGCAGGTCAAAAAAAACCTTCGCGCTCAAGGCAAAACCCTTAAACAAGTAGCTATCGAAAACAATCTAGAACCTAGCGACGTTTACAAAGTGATGAACGGATCACGTAAAGGTCTATATGGCAAAGGTCACGAGATTGCTGTGTTGCTTGGACTAAAAGCAAAACCAGAAACTGTGTCATAGATTAACTGCTTTTTATCCCTTTTTTAACCCCTTTTTGTACTAAATAAGGAAAAAAGTAGCATGAATGACCATACATCATTGATTACAAAGCTCATATTTGGACTATTAATTTTTGCTTTTATTGGTTGGTACTTTGCAGAGCAGGACAATGAATTGCTCAGACAAGAGCTTGTTTCACTCAAATACAACATGAAGGGTGATCACTAATGTCAGCAGTAAATAAGTCAGCTAGCAAGGTTCTCAAAGTTTTAAAGGCTTTACGTGGACACAGCTTGAAAGGCGCAACCAATCAAGAGCTTGCAAACCAATTAAATGAGTCACCAAGCACCATTACTCGTGCATTACAGACACTTGTAAATGAAGGCTTGGCAATGCAAGAACAAGACGGCTCTTACACATTAGGCACGGCAGTTGTGCAAATGGCTAAGGCTCACAACACTGAAATCGAACGCGCAAAAGCCCGTATCGAAGAAGTTGAAAAACGTACAGCAATTAATTGGTGATCACATGGATTATGAAGAACAAACTACCGAGTTATCAGTTTCAGAACATGCACACAAGCTTGGCGTGCTTGCAACCCAATTTGGTTATGAAGGTTCACTTACAGTTGGCGCGCTTGAAGATGAAATTCGCTTTTATCAACGTCGTACAGTTGAAGCATGTCTAGAGCTTGGAAAGCGCTTAATTCTATTAAAAGAAATGACACCACATGGTGAATTTAAACAGCGTACAGACATGCTCAATATTAATGAGCGTGCAGCACGTAGATTCATGTCAGCCGCTTTGAAATTTTCCAAAACGGACAATTTGACCGTTTTGAAAGCTGCTGGTAACCAATCCAAGTTGCTTGAACTTTTAGTTCTAGATGATGAAGAAATCAAAGAGCTGAGCGAAGGTGGCAGCGTTAATGATATCACCTTGGATGATATTGACCGCATGACTTCTAGTGAGTTACGTAAAAAACTGCGTGACATGAAACTTGACACTGAAGCCAAAGAGCAACTTCTCCAAAAGAAAGACCAAAAGATCAATGAGCTTGATTCAAAATTAACTAAGCTCCAAAGCCCAACTGAAATCAAAAAGCGTGCTGAATCTGAAGAACAAGCTATAGAAAAAGCTGCTTTAGAAACTTTAAACACTGCCAGCATTACTTTCTTAAACGCACTTATGCGCTATCAAAATGAAGTGAATAGCGTATTAGACACGGCTGAGAAGAAAGGCATTTCACAATTATTTGAACGTGTTGATGAAGCTGTTATTGCGACATACCAACGCATTGCTCAATACAGTCAAAGCCTCAATGTCCAAGTCGATTTTCAAAATATGTTGACGCCAGACTGGATGTTTCTCCAAGCAGCTGACTTACCACCTATTGAAGTTGATGGTGAGGCTTAATCATGTCTAATCCAAATCTAGCAAAAATCGACTATTTGCGTGAAGTAGCAGCAAAGCTCACCAATGCTGGGTTTGGTGAGAAAGCTGAGATTGCAAAAACTGCTTGTGACCATTTGTGCATAAGCAAGGCACAACTTTACCGTGAGCTTGAAACAGTTGGCTATAAGTCTGGTCGCAAACAACGCAGTGACAAAGGCAAGTCAATTGTAAGCATAGAAACTGCTGAACTGGTTGGCGGCATGGTCATTAGCGCCATGAGTAAAACTGGTAAAAAACGTATGCCAATCAACTTAGCTTTGGAAGTTGCACAAGACAGTGGCAAAGCACCAAAAGTTTCAGCAGCGACGATTTCTAGAGTCATGAAACAAAACATGTGCCACCCATCTCAACTTGTTACACCGACGGCACACCAGCAACAACGCTCTTTGCATCCTAACCATGTTTGGGAAGGAGATGCATCAGTTTGTGTGGTTTTTTATCTCAATAAAAAGTCTGGTATGCACGTTATGGATGAGCGCGACTTCAACAAAAACAAGCCAGCAAATATAAAGAAAATCGAAAAAGACCGTGTGATCCGCTATGTCATCACAGACCACACATCTGGCTGGATTTACTTTGAATATGTTTGGGGAGCTGAAAGCTCTGAGAACTTAACTAATGTGTTTTTAAATGCCATCCAATTACGCAGCAATAAAGAACCAATGCATGGTGTGCCATTCATATTTTATGTGGATAAAGGCTCAGCAAACACCAGCGGTTTATTCCGTAATTTACTTGAACGACTCAACGTTGAGTTTATTGCTCATGCTACCCACAACAGTCGCGCAAAAGGTCAAGTTGAGCAAGCAAACAACCTCATTGAAACCCAGTTTGAGTCACTACTGAGCTTTAAAACAGTAGATAGCATTGAAGAGTTAAATGCCTTTGCAACTCAATGGCGTGTGATGTTTAACGAAACAAAAGTACATAGCCGTACTAAACGTACACGCAACCAAGTTTGGCAAATGATACGCCCTGAACAGTTACGTATTGCACCGCCAATTGAGTTGTGCCGAGAGCTTGTAAGCACATTGCCTGTATCTCGTACAGTTAAAGGTGATTTGACGATTCAACACACAATCAAAGGTTATGGCGAACAGTTCTATAACGTCCGCCACATTGATGGCATTTATGTGGGCGCAAAAGTTGATGTGGTTGTTAATCCATATCGCGCACCTGACATTGATGTCTTGATGACCGATGAGCATGGTGAGCAAGTCATTCACACCGTTCAACCAGATCAATACGACATCTTTGGTCAATTGGCTGAATCGCCAGCTATTGGTGAAGAAATTCGCTCTATGCCTGACAGCAAAATTGACCAGTCACGTAAGCGCATCATGAAACAAGCTTACAACGCTGAAACACAAGCTGAAGTTGATAAAGCTATCAAAAAACGCACCCCTGCGTACCAAGGTCAAATCGACCCAACTGCACATATCACCAAGCATGAAGTTCCTGAATATTTACCACGTGCTGGTGAACAAATGCAGACAGAAATTAGCCGTCGTCAGGTTGCGCCAGTCAATTTAATTCAAGCAGCAAAACAAATTCGTGGCCTTGTCGGTGATTTGTGGACACCTGAATGCATGGCTGCACTTAAAAAGTCTTTCCCTAATGGAGAGGTTCCACAAGACGTTATTCCTGAAATTGCAGAAGGCATCAAAGCTGCAACCCAAAAACCAAAATTACGAGTGGTTGGAGAGTAATCCATGAGCGCACTTAAACAATTGCTTAAACAACATGACATGACACAAAGCTCACTCTGCAAACCGCTAGGAGTAAGTACTGCAACAGTCAATTTATTTATTAACCACGGGTTATCCCCGAAGAAACGTGCAGCTGAGTTTAAAGCCCAATTCATTGAGCTTTTACAGAACAAAGGCATTGCACCTGAAGACATTCAAAACGCATTAGATGCTGACCAATCCCACGCCAATAACGACCAAGCCTTGGATGGTGGGAATGACAGCACTACTCAACCGGAGGAAGAGCAACTCATGCTACTACGCAAACAAACCTTAACACCAGAAGCAAAAAGAAAATTTAAGTTATTTAAAAATATCTTTACCGAAGAAATTCGTAGTGCGACTGAATTTTATCAAGACTCCAACATCAATTATGCCCGTGAAGCTGTTTGGCAAACTGTTAAAGGAAACAGTTCATTTATTGCGTTGGTTGGTCAGTCAGGTTCAGGTAAAACAACTATTCGTATGGAAACACATGATCGAGTAGAACGTGAACGTGAACCTACTATCATTATTGAACCTTATGTGATAGCTACAGAAGCTGATGACATCAAAGGTAAAACTTTAAAATCTTCACATATTGCTGAAGCAATTTTACGAGCATTGGCACCAAGCACAAATGCAAAGCGTTCCCCTGAAGCACGTTTTCAGCAAATTCATAGCTTATTAAAAGAGTCTAGTCGAGCTGGACAACATCACACATTGATTATTGAGGAAGCGCATAGCTTACCTATCCCAACGTTAAAACATCTCAAGCGTTTTCTTGAACTCAAGAATGGTTTTACCCCATTACTTTCTATTGTTTTGATTGGTCAAGATGAACTCAAAATCAAACTGGCTGAAAACAATCCAGAAGTTCGGGAAGTCGTTCAGCGCTGTGAAATTGTGACTCTTGAACCCTTCACCCAAACCACACTTATTGACTATTTACAGCACCGTTGCAAAGCAGCAGGTCGTCAACTTTCTGACTTTATTGATGAGTCTGGCCTAGATGCCATTTGTACAAAACTCACCCGTAATGTTGGTCGCAAGAACCATAGTGAAAGCCTTTTATATCCCCTTGCAGTAGGCAACCTTTTAACAGGTGCATTAAACGTAGCTGCTGATTTGGGTGTTGATGTCGTGACTGGCGACCTAGTCATGGAGGTATAGGCCATGAAATTTAATTTAAAAAATATTCTTACTGTGAGCTTCACCGTTTGGGCTATGTCAGTCGCTGTAGTGATGGCAGTACTGGGAGGTTGCAATGGATAAGGAATACATCATTTGCATTATTTGCGTCACGGTCATGGTTGTTGGATGTGCAGCATTTGATGCATTAAGCAAGATTTTTGGAGGTTGCCATGACTGATTTTGCAGACGTTGCAAGCACTTTGTCTGAACAGGATTTAGACCATGCGCTTGCAAATATTAAACACTTTGACCAAATCAGCAACTTCGAGTGTGAAGACTGTGGTGAAGAAATTCCAGCGCAACGTCGTCAGCTCGGAGGAGTTACACGCTGTGTTGGCTGTCAAACCGAACTTGAAGCAAAACAAAAGCATTTTCGAGGTGGTCTATGAACATTCAACAGAAACGCGCTCATTTTTCCAAAGATTTAGACAAATTGGTCAGTGGTGACTATGTGCTTGTACCAAGGCAATCGGCTCAATTTTGTGCAGAAAAAACTATTGATCACGTCCATGACAACATCCGTGAATTCGGTGAAAACCCTGAACTTGAATCTGAATGGAAAGCTCATGCTCACGCATTGATGGTTGCAACAGGTGACACACGTTATGAAAACTAGATGCCCAGCTTGCGGAGCAACTTGCAGTCTAGATGCCTTGCTAGGTCATGGCGATGCAAGTCAGGCATTCGTAGCTTCTTTGAGCATGACTGGAGACTTGGCAAAACCATTAATCAAGTATCTAGCCATGTTCAGATCAGAGAACCGTGACCTGACATTTGAGCGGACTGCAAAGTTATTAAATGAAATTGCTCCAGACATTCTTGCTAAACAGATCAGTCGCAACCGTGTGAATTATCCAGCACCACAAGCGGCTTGGGTTTGGGCAATCAACACAATGCTTGAGCGTCGCGACCAAGGCAAATTGCAACTGCCTTTAAAAAATCATGGCTATTTGTATGAAGTGATCAGTTCATTCAAGCCAGAAAATGCACCAGCACCAACTGAGCGTCGAGCTGCTGCGCCATTAGCGAAAACTGAAGCTGAACGTGCAGCTGAGCAAGCTGAACATCAACGCCAAAAGAATGCCCGTCCTAACTATAGCTTTAAAGAAATGGTCGGCTTTACCCAATTGAATGAGAAGCAGCCAGAACGAGGTCTTAAAGACATTCCTAAAGAACAGCTCATGGCCCATGTCGCTCAAAAAAAGCAGCCAGATGAAACTTTAGAACAGTGTTATCAACGCTTAAAAGCAGCTGAAACAGAGGAGCAAACAAACTAATGGCACGTAAATCACTTAAAGAGCCACAACTTCAAAGTTGGGAAGCAGTCGATAAAACACTTGCTCAAATGGCAGAACTCAACCGAGACATCGCACTTGAAGAAGCTGCTTGTAATGAACAAGTCGACAAACTTAAGGATGCAACCAAGGTACGCCTTAAGCCTCTCTTGGAACGAGTTAAGGCGCATGAACTTCAACTTAAAGAATTTTGTGATCACCGTAAAACTGAGTTTTTGCAAATTAAAAGTAAAAAGTTGACACATGGTTCGGTTGGCTACCGCTTATCAACCAGTGTGACTATTCCTGACCCAGTTTTCACATGCCAGATGCTAAAGCAATTAAAGCTTGAACACTGCATCCGTACTAAAACCGAACCAGATAAGGAGTCAATTAAACAACTCACGCCTGAATTGATCGCTGAAATTGGGGCAACTCTAAAACAGCGCAACAACTTTGGCTATGAAATTGAAACCGTTGATCCAGCAGCTACAGCTGCTCACTAAACCTAAAACTGAGGCTATCAACATGTACACAGTTAAAGCACTTGAACCACAACTAAATGATGATCCGCAAGCATTGTTTGCAATCGTCCGTGATGACGACGTTTTAGTTGGTCATTTCTACCACCATGAGCATGCAGAAATTGCATGTGCAGCACTTAACCAAACTCAAGCAACTACTGAAGGAAATACTACCCATGAATAAATCAGAACTTATCAAGCATATCGCTTCAACTGCATCTCTTACTCAAGCACAAGCTACAGCTGCTCTTAATGCATTTGAAAGCGGTGTCACTAAAGCACTTGCTGCTGGTGAAGATATTGCATTAATCGGCTTCGGAACTTTCTCTGTAAAAGAACGCGCTGCGCGTACAGGTCGCAATCCTAAAACTGGTGAAGAAATTCAGATTGCAGCAGCAAAAGTACCTTCATTCAAAGCAGGTAAAGGCTTAAAGGAGGCAGTCAATGGATAACAAGAATGAGTATGTTGTTGAACTTGTGAACCATCTGAAGTTCTGGTTTGACGAAAAAGTTAACACTCTTAGTGGTGCAGCAAATTCGGATGCTAAAACCATTTCATTTGCAGCTAATGGTGGCGATGAGTTTGCGAATATTGAAGGCCGCGATAAAGACATGTTCCTTCTTGGAATGCAGGCAGCACTTCATGGTTTTGGTGCATTCCCAATTGAAATGACAGCATCTGATGGCTCATCACTTATTGCAACAAATGATTCTAATCGTCTGGAGTTCCTTATTTCTAACCGCTTACGTGTTGAGAAATGGAATGTTGGTGCAGGTAATAAAGAAAAATACTTTGTTTATAACGATGAAGATGAACTTGTTTCTCAAGAATTCACGGGTCGTGATGCTATTGATTTAGCAATTCAGAAGTACGAAACACCTGATGAGGAAGAGTGATGGCAACAAAAGTAAATCACTTAGATGCTCTTGAAAAGAAAGGTCTAAGAGTCGTTCGGAAGTTCAACATTTGCGGTTATTTCGAGTACCACGTATTGGACAGTAACAATCAAAGAATTGCGCGGGACACGGTTCAACAACGTGCCATTGATATGGCTTTGAACACCCTAGTTGCATAAGCGAAACACAGGCATTCGTGCCTGTGTCTGCTGGATGTCGTGATCCAGTACTGACGAGCAGCGAGAACATCATGATCAGTATTGAAGATTTAGAAAAGTTACCACCTGAAGTGATTGAAAGTATTAAGGAGACAACATAATGAGCATGACCCGTGAAGAAGCAATTCTAAAAATCAAAAAATGTTTAGCATTGGCTAAATCAGCCAATGAAAATGAAGCAGCAATTGCTTTACGTCAAGCACAGTCTTTGATGCGCGAATTTCAGATTGATCCTGATCTACTCGATATCGTTGAGGCTAGTTGTGAAAGTAAAGCAACAAAGATACCGCAAGCATGGGAAGCAAGCTTAGTTATGACAATTGCTAGAGCCATGCAGTGCAAACCTATTTTTAGCTCTGGCAGCAGTACTTGGGGCATTAAAGCATCATGGACATTTATTGGTGTCGATCCAGCGCCTGAAGTTGCCTCTTATACATTTGATGTTTTATATCGTCAGGTGATTCGATCAAGAAAAAACTTTATTGAAACTAGCTTAAAACGTGTCACGGTCAAAAAGAATAAGGTACGTCGTGCAGATTTATTTTGTGAAGGTTGGGTAGATTCAGTTAAGCATTTAATAACTGATTTAGATATAGAAGTACCTACAAATACCAATGAGCGTATAAAAAAACATATGGATAAAACTTGCGGGAAACTTGGTTCATTTACACCTAATGACCGCAATAAAGGCAAAGCATTCAATGATAGAGCAGCTAATAATTATCATGCGTGTAAACATTCTGTGAAATCAGCCAAGCTTAATCAAGCAATGAATGGTGGCAAACAATACGAAAAATTGGGAGCACCAACATGAATGAATTACTGAATTGGGCAACTGCATTAGCTTACTTTGCAGTCTTTTTAATGGGATTAGGTTCTTGTTTTAAAGAGGCTAAATTGGCGTGGACCACCAAAAATAATACTGGTCTAACTGTTTTTGAAAAACGTTCTTATAAATTTAAAGCTGGTGCATCAATCACATTGGCTTTTCTAGCAATTATCGGACTGTTTCAAGCAGCCCAAGGTGTGGTGTGATATGGGTAAATTCTTACTTGGTTTCATCATCGCTTGGTATTTATGCCACAAATATACTCACATTATGATTGCCAACGAATGTGAAAAACTCGGTGGTTTTTTTGTCGGTTCAAAAACATACAAATGCCATGCAATCTTAGAATCTAAACAAGATAAATCTGTTCCAAATGCAATTTTAGAAGCTGAAAAGCTTAATCGATTGGGGTGATTTATGAAATTCAATAAGAAAGCTAACCTGATCAAATTAATCCATGTGGGCAAAACGAAACTCGGCCTTGATGATGATGTCTATCGTGACATCATTCAAAGCACTACAGGCAAAACCAGTTCAAAAGATTTAAACCTAGCACAGCTTCAAGCTGTGCTAGATCGCTTCAAGCAATTTGGTTTTGAAGTGGAATCAAAAAATAAAACTGATGTGAAAAATCTGGCTAATGACGCTCAAAGCAAATTAATTCGACATTTATGGTTGCAATTGCATGCAGCTGGTCAAGTCCGTAATGGCAGTGAATTGGCTTTAGCAAAATTTGTTGAGAATAAAGTTGGTGTGAGTGCATTGCAGTTTATGAGCAGTCACCATGCTGACATGATCATCAATCATTTGCGTCAATGGTGTAAACGTTGTGGCATTGAACGTATTCAACCTGTAGAGGCTTAGGAGTAGACAATGGCTTATCGTCCACATATTGCTGATGCAACTACAATATTATCTGGAGAAGAGATTATAGGTCTCATGCCAGTAAGTTTTGTTTTTATTACAAAGCTAATTGGCATCCCACAAGCTTTAAATATGATTGATGCGTATGGTGGCACAGAGCTATTTATTCCAAACAAACACGCTTTAGGTATTAATCATGAAATTGCTCATATCATTGGTCTAAGCAAGCTTCAATTACTTGCAACCCAATTGGGCAACACTTACATTGAAATCCCAATGGGAACGCCAATTACCATTGCTATGCGTAATCGCATGATTAGAGAGAACGTTAAAAAGGAATCTAAATCACAGCTAGCTCGTCGATACAATCTGACAAAGCGCCAAATTCGGACTATTGTAAACAGAGAGGAAAAGCTAAAAGTCCGAGTAGATCAAAATCTAGATTTATTTGAATAATGGTTAATTAGGGGTTTGTATTAATGATCATACATCTGACTAATGAAACTGCTGTAAAAGTACATAGCATTCTTCGTAAGAACAATTGGTGGGTTTCATATCTTGATCACGATTTTCAAATTGAAAGGATTGTACAACTCAAAGATGATCATCTAACACAGATGTCTTCTGATTATAGATTCGATTTAGGACCATGCATTAGTTGTCGTGAACAAGGCAAAAAATGCATAGTTGATGATTATTTTTTTAACTTCATACATAGCTTAAAAAAAACCGGAGCCTAA